AATTGAGAACTTCCTGTTCTCCTAAATGTGCTAGTGACGGCCAATAATAATCATACTTTGTTTGACGATCCCACATTCGGTTTTTTCCCTGTTGATATGTTAAATCTGCTCTCACATTTACAAGCCCGATTATAACACCATGCTCAACAAAGCTCTTTGTAAATCCTATACCTGACTGACTATGATATCCAACTGCTGCTAATGTTCCTTGCTCTGTTGTATTTGTCTCAGATGTTTGTGCTATTGGTGTAATTTGAACAAGCGAGGATCCTCCACCAAGATATTCTGGCCTTTGAAGCCGTGCATCTGGTGATTCAACTCGGAAATGTGATTTTATTATTTCCGTATACCTAGATCCTCCACGTGCGTCACGTTCTAACAATTTCTGCAATTGAAATGCTTCTCGCAACTCATTAATACTTGAAGCTGTAGCAGCACTCAAATCAGCAACTACTTGCGAATCAGCAGCTGACTGTGTTAATCCTACAGAAATATTATTTGAATATGTGGATCCAGATACTGCTGTCCCTGCATTTGTATTATCTGCATCATCACGTGGTTGCATATAACCAGTTCCCATCGCTAGTCCATATGTGCTTGCTCCATTGAAAAGTCCCATTGCTTTTCCTGTCCCAATTACTGGCGCCGTTGCTCCAAGAGGCAACTCTATGTCATCTCCTTTTTGTGGCCAAGGTAAACAACTCGTGAAGTAATCGTGACGTTTACCTCTTTTCAGTAACACATAATCTGTTATTGTATCTGGACCATCGTCAACATCGACTTGTACAGAATCTTGTAAATTCTGATCTCTGAACCATTGATTCCAGATTAAATTATATGCCCTGAAATGTAACGAGTTTACCGTACATGTATGCTTGAGAATTGGTAGACCAAAATAGTCTGCCAATTCGCCCGTTGTGAATCCTCCAGCTGCTGATGATACCTGTGGAACTGTATAATCAATTGAACTGTCTGGATCTGGATCTCTTTCACCCATGAACCTTTGCCAATTTGTCCATATCAATCTATTCGGGACAAAGAAAAAAAAGAAGTCCATATGTAAATTATCCATGAACGGTACTATTGGTGTAATTAGTCTGGCAACACTTGTTAATCTCACATTGAATGTGTCCCCAGGTAATACTTCATCGGTTAATATTGGAACAAGATATCCGGAATCAAACGCTGTCTTTACTCCATGTGATCGGTTGAAACTTGATCTTGGAATTGTGGCTTGCGGTATCTTCGAAAAATCATGCTCCATCACCGATTTATTTCGATGATATCCTTTTATTTTCATTTTTTTTCTCCTAATGGTGTCAGTTAGTACAGTTGGTATCAAGTAGACAACTGTACTATGACTCCTTTTCAAGTCGTTATTAATTTATCGCCTCAGGGGTATCTTCTGGCTCCGGAGGCTCTGTTGTAGCAACTTTCTCTGTCTCAGGCGGCTCCGGAACCAATCCCAATTCTATCGCCTCCTGAAGGTTCTCAGGGTCGTTAATGAAGTCAAGTAAATTTCCTACATCATTTCCGAATCTTTTTCGTATTTCCGAAGGTATAGACATGAAATCGTCTCTTGCGGCAATAATTCGATTTTGACATGCATGAAAATCTTCTATTCCCGAGAAATCTCCGTACGATGGTTGATCCTGTCTTTGTGGAAACAATCCGGTTTTACGATACTTTGAAACGATCGTGTTTATATTGACTCGCTTTCTGTGAGACTGTTCCGTTCTTGACTTACCTTCTGTGAAGAATTTTACTCGCTTTCTTCCGTTCTCACGAATCGTTACTGTTACCATTTTTCTTTTTTCCTTTCTTGCCGTTTTTGTCTTTCAAAAATATATTAATCACGGCACTTATTATCCTTAATATTAGCAGTGTCCTCTTCATTTATAAATTCCTCAATGTGTTTATTTGTTACTTGTTGAAGTGTTGACAATTTTAACAAGCCACATACTATTCGAAGTGGTGACTCCTTTACCAATCCTTTACTATCGTCAAAGCTTCCAATTGAATACAAATTGTAATCTTCTGGATACTGTTGATAAATTGTCGGTTTCTTTAATAACATTGACATTTGTCTCATTGCGTCATTGTCATTATGTGCTGTGAACGGTGGTAAAAACATTTCTGTTTTGATGTCATATAATGTGTAGAATCTTGATACCATTTTATATACTCCTTATCTGTTTTTTTAATCTGCTGTTCAATATTGTTTCTTTTACACGTAATCTACTTGTTGTGTTATCATTTTTTCTTTTTTGCATATGCTCCTTTCTTCGCTTTTTTATTTTTTGTAATTTTTCTGGTTCAACTCTGTCATATAAATCATCGTAATATTTTGGTGATCTAAATTTTTTTCCTCCCAGTGTTAAAAAATCTTTTGGATATACATCTTCTCCAAATTTGTTGAACCAGTCTTTTCCAATCCCGGGGTTTTTTGACATCGTTATATACTCCGGAATCACGACGAACTGTTCTCCTGTAGTTTTATTTACTCTCTTATAATGTGCCTCCTTTCTTTCGCCATTAATTTTTTTTGTTATATATCGTGCAACGTACGCTGCACTTTGAAACGTGACATCTCCTATTAAACTATAACCAAATGGCCATAATTTTTCTAACGTTTCTGATCTGTATAATCTGTTACCTTCTCTTACTTGCCATAGAATTTTATCTTCAAAATCTAATCCAAATATACAAGCATGATGATGTGGTCTTTTTAATTTATCTCCATACTCTCCACAATGAAAATATCTTATCTTTTTTCCTGTATATTTTTTTCTTAATCTCTTCATGAATAATTGAAAATCTTTTTTATCCAGTGACTGATAATCTTCTATGTTTTTTTCATTAAATGTTAATGTTATAAAACAATTTTCGTCATGCATTTCTGATTCATGAACGCATCTTACTGCCCACTCTCTTGATTTTGCTACTCTACATCCCATACACTGATTACACTTTACTTTTATTGGTTCATATACTCTATTTTTTATTTCCTTTCGATTAAAAACTATTACACTTTTACCTTTTTCGGTTCTTTCTGTCAATAGACGATATGCTTTTAGTGGATGAAAGCATGTCATATCGAGACCTCCATTATTTTCGAGAATGGGTTTATGCCCTATTGTCTTGATAAATATGTCAGCCTCCATTTGCTTGCAAGAGGCCGACGATATTTATACCGAATAGGGCATTTCCCGTTCCACACGGTTACATCCTATAACCACCGCGGGCAGCACTCCTTCGATTATTTCTCCGGTTTGATCTCGAGGCAGTTCTGGAGAATAAACGTCTTGATTTTCTTCTAGTGAGTCTTCTTCTTTTTCTCATGATTTGAATCTCCTTTCTCGTTAAGTAATTGCTTAACTATCTGTCCTTATTTTCTTAATGGTACTCTCTTTGTCTTTGGTTGAAGCCATTGGAAGGGATTATTTGGGTCTTTTTTCAATGGCATTTCTAATTTCTCCTTAGCTTTTTCATAAGCTGAGCTTGATGCTCCTGCTATTGCTCCTACTTGCGGGCTTATTCCTACTTCCTTTGCCAGCATTGCCGCCATTACTGCATCACGGATTTTCGGATTTCTTCTATAAAAATCCAACATATCCTGCCTCATTGATAGAGTTACATTCTTAATTCCTACATCAGCTTTTATACTTTTTATGTTCTGTAACGCCTGTGCTGAATTCACTCCTCTTGAGAATGACTCTCCAAATTTTGGGACCGGCGCTTGTGATGTACCTGGCGTAGAAGCTCCTTGACCACCTGCTGATAATATTGGATTTAGTCCTGCTGCTCTCAAATCTCTTACTTCTCTTTGATGAGCAGTATTTGACATTTCCTCAGACCAAGCCCTCTGTTGACTTGCTCTTTTTCTTGCGAACTCATTTGATATAAATGAACCGCCTAAACCTGCTAATCCACTCCACATATGTCACCTCCTAAAAGTGGTCAATAAGACCCGGTACGCTGTACGTTGGCATTGCTCTGGAACATACCATATTAAAATATCCATCAAATATGATTTCCGGTTCATCCGTTACCGCTGTTACTCTATCGATCGGAGGATTTTCTTCAATAAATGATGCGTTTAATTCTGGTAATGATCCAAACTCTTGCGACAAATGCCATACATCCATGCTTGATGCAGCTGTTGAACGTAATATTCCCGTAATTTGAGAAGGGAAATATTTATATTCAGCCCATCTTTCTTGATATCCGAATACTAAAGCATCATCTCCTGTCGCTTGGAAATATATTTCCGAATTGAGAACTTCCTGTTCTCCTAAATGTGCTAGTGACGGCCAATAATAATCATACTTTGTTTGACGATCCCACATTCGGTTTTTTCCC